ATATATAATATGTTATGATAATGACCAGTATTTTTTTTATTATCATTACAATACTTATATATAAAAACTACTTATTTAATTGTCTAGCGGTTTTCTTCTTTTTCCTCGCCTTCGTCTTTGCGTAGCTTTTTCTTGGGGTGATTTTGATGGTCGTATTGGCGATTTTGATGGTCGTCTTGGCGATTTTGATGGTCTTACTGGCGATTTTGATGGTCGTCTTGGCGATTTTGATGGTCTTACTGGTGATTGCGATGGTCTTACTGGTAATTGTGATGGTTGTGTATATTGGGGTACTATATCATCTCTTCCTAGCGGTTTTCTTCTTTTTCCTCGCCTTCGTCTTTGCGTAGCTTTTTCTTGGGGCGATTTTGATGGTCTTACTGGCGATTTTGATGGTCTTACTGGCGATTTTGATGGTCTTACTGGCGATTTTGATGGTCTTACTGGTGATTGCGATGGTCTTACTGGTAATTGTGATGGTTGTGTATATTGGGGTACTATATCATCTCTTCCTAAACTACAAAATATATCTATATCAAGTCTTTTGGAAAAAGTGGGTATTACCCGTCGTTGTGTTGTAATATCAATGGTTTTATCTCCTTCTATATATTTTAAAATATCAATGATTATTCTATATAATTTTGTATTGATACAATCCGCTAAATCAGATGATATACCCTCAGTTATACTATGATCATAATCTGTATCTGGATTCAAGACTTTCGATATTTTTTCATTTTTATTCCATCTATTATTTTTAATTAGGTAATAGGTTGGGAACTCCGTATATCCACGATTTGGAATATCAAAATCTACTTTTTTCCAGTTGTTTAAAATGTAGTTCCAATGATTTTTTATTATTATACTTACATCTCCAATTGAACCTGCCATTAAATAGATGTGTTGCAAGTCATTTCTACTAGATATTATTCTATAACTCTGTAGTTTGTCCATTTCAGCCGTTATATGAATATGCGTCCATATATCCTTGCTCTCTTTGCTACCATATTTCATATAATGCGAGAAAAATTGCGTTATATGAATGGGTATATCAATCCATATAAATTCATTATTATTCGTAGGATTTTTCCATGCGTCAACTGTGAAATAAAACTTGAAAATTATATTATGCCCTTCCTTAACTATTATAAGCGGCTTAATATATATTTTATTGCCGTTTTTATTATAAGTATATACGAGATTACATATATTATAATATTTATCTCGTATCTTTGTGTCAATTAATGTATTTATCACCGTTTTAATTTGTGCGATTTGTTTTACAGTATTGCGCGCTGGCTCATAGTCATAATAAAACTTTACATCATCCTTTAATCCACCGCCCTTCGCATAAAAAAAATATAATACCCCCTTTTCTTCCTTCCTGTATATTTTATTTTTTTTACTATTTATTTCTTTTTCCTTTACAAAACTCTTTAATTTCACGAACTCACCCTTATATTTAATATATTTTGTTTTCGTTTTCAATGTCCCTTTCGCTTTCTCTCTTATATAGATATTTCTTGTTTTATTAAGAACAGTTTTTTTACCACAAAGAATAAAGCTACTCTTCTTTTTCATTACTCTAATAATAATAAATAAAAATAAATAAATAAGATATAAATGATTTACTTACGCATCCTGTCACGGATCGCTACAAGGTTCAAATCGCATACGCGATAATACTCCTTCCTCTTATTGGACAGAATCCTCTCTATAATATAGGGTAATCGCCCCTCTTCTAGTTCCTGTAATGCGATGTTGCGAAGTTCCATATTGCTATCAATCACTAATTTACCTGCACCCATATTAATAAAAGGCTGAGCACCTGATGCCAATTGCTGGGTTCGCATACCCATAATTTTATCAAACTCATAGATTGTCATAATTGGTTTGGATATCTTATCCTCTTTATCTAGTAAATCCTTGATTTTACTTACATCTTCAATATTTGCAGGTTTATAGATAAGCGTCATTTGGCGATCGAATGTCTATCTATTAGTATCATTTTTTATTTTTATATCTTAACTAGGATTCACCTGTTTCCATGTTTTTCCGCAATTTTCGCACACATAGAGATACTTCATATTCTTCGAATCATATTTAATATAAATAATTTGTTTGTTTGCGTTCTCCTGGACACACGTCTCATTAGCACAAGAAATGTGAGGGTCGTTGATACGACGCAACGTAGGGTCAAAACGCAGATATTTATTGACGTGCTGGTTGTATAACAGGTCGTCTTCACTATAAATCGTCTTTGAGATCTTGATAGCGCACTTTGTGTTCGTTTCTACCTTTTCAAACTCGCAATGCTTACAATATTTCACAAGCATATTTTGTGCGTTTGACTTGACATAAAGCATGTTATCGCATATTTCGCAGAATTCCATTTTATTATAGTTATAAGAAAATAATACGCTTTATATAATCATTTTTTATTTAAAATATTTTCCAGAGAAAACATTTCAATACAGGGTGACTTTTTGCGACGTGTAGAGGGAAACGCAGATGAGTATTTTCATTTTGTAGATCGCTTAGTAAAAGTCGCTTTGTTCTATATCTCCCGTTATATCTCTTTGCAGCTAAATCATATATATTTATAAAAACCTTCTTTTTAAATAATTTACGCGCCTTTGTAAGCGATGGTTGAGGATCTTCATTGAATATAATAAGTAGGTCATTTAGCAATACAAGTGTGTTAAATGTATTCGCCACATTAATACCAATCAATTCTTGTTCATTCGCTATTTCATTTATTAAATGATTTATTACAGTATCATTAACAATCGCCATAATGGCTTCGTATTCTTGTCTATTTATCAATCTTAAAATTCTATTATATCCAATCCTTCGTATTCTTAACTCGTCTCTTAGTTCATTGATTAGATCTTCATAGCGTGTCGGCATTATTCTTTATTTAATATAATCATTATCCCTTTATACCCAGACACTAAGCATATCGCTAGCATTAATTGTTTTTATTTCTAAGAGCGTGTCGCATTCTTGTTGCGTAGGTACTTCTAGTTTCTTATAATATACTCGCATCGCCACAAGCGGAACGTGATAGTCCTGACTTTTATACTTGGCAATCCTATAATTGTCTAGATATTCTACAACGGAAATAGGGAAATTCATCCATACGATAGAGACATGATAGGATGCTTTCTTCGCGGCGTTTATCCATTTCGCCCGTGTCTCTTTTGTAGGATTCGTATTGTCTATCACAATACTACGCCCTTCTTTAATTCCTGCGTTAAAAGCATTCTCTGCTATTTTATCGGTCTTCATACTATCCTTATTGATACGAAGAAACCCTTTATTCTCTAATTCTTTTGAATAATAAGATTTTCCACTTGCGGGAGATCCAACCATCACGACGAGATGCTTTGATGATGCGCGTAATGGCGGTAAGTTATGAACAGTATTGGACATCCATTTTGTTAGCGGATGCTCAGTATCTTCAATCTTCGCAAACTTCGCATCTTGAATGCCTAAGAAGAAAGAATCCGTATGTATAAACTTGATTTTTGTATTTCTGGCAAAATATAGATCTGCTTCGCTGTCACCTAAAAATACGCTAGAAGGCATATCAATATTCTTTGCGTCTTTAAATATATATTCAATTAGTATTTCCCATAACCCGAGTTGCGGTTTCCTATAATACATATCGCTATGTCCAGATATAAACACAAAGGGTAGTTTCAAGTCATCGTATATCATCGTTGCCTTGATCTTCACGTCATCTCCTGACATCTTCTTTTGATTGCTAACAATCACAATCTCATACCCCTTATTATACATGTCTTTCAGTTTTGGAACGATCGCGTTATTTTTCCACATCCAATCATCAAGCGACTTCGGGAATACGTGCTTCCCTTTAGGTGTTATAAGTGTATGGTCAAGATCGGCAAATAGAACTTTAACACCTTTGCCTTTTGTGGGACGAAATTGATTTTGAAAGGTTATAAGCGTGAATCGGTCTTCTCCGCTTGGCATATCCTTAAATATTGATGGTGATGTATCTTTTGACGGTAGATAAATGGAAGAACTCGACGAATGTCGCGACGGTATCGGTGATACTATAGGTATCGGTATCGGTGATACTATAGGTATCGGTATCGGAGACACTATAGGTATCGGTATCGGAGACACTATAGGTATCGGTATCGGTGATACTATAGGTATCGGTATAGGTGCAACATTCTGCTTCGGGATATTAATACAGCGATTTGTTATAGGGTTCAACACCTTACCTTCTGGACATTCCTTAGGTTTCTTAGGTTCCTTCTTCTTAGGTTCTTTTTTCTTAGGTTCCTTAGGTTCAGGTGGAGGAGGTGTCATACGACGAGGTGAAGGTTTCGGTTCATCAAATACGCTGTTATCGCGAAGAATTATAGGAACGCCTAAACTTTTCGCTTTATCTACCTTACCACTATTGTCATTTAAATCGGCAACAACAAGATAATCGGTGTTTTTACTAACGGACGTTTTTATAAAACCGCCCATGCGAATAATATACGCTTCCAAGTCCTTATCGCGAAATCCAGTGAAAACAAAGGATTTGCCTACTATATTTGTATTCATAATACTTGAATTATTCTTTGCTGGTTCTGTATCCACACCTTTACATTTGATTCCTAAGTTATCATAAAAGTCATAAAATTTTGGCAAGTTATCCAAAAACAACTTCGCAGATGTTTCGGCAATTCCATCGACGCTTGTCAAATCACTTACCGTCAGTTTATTCGTAATCTCCCGATTCTTTTTATCATGAATTAGTATCGAAGGGTAAACGTCTGTAATTAATTTAATCTTTTTATAACTGAAACCGCGTCCCATAATATTCGAGGCATCCATTAGGATTAAACAATCCATATTTTTTAGAACAGATAGAGCGTTCATAATATTTGTTGCTGTCTTCTCTTTGAATCCATCGACTGTCAATAAGTCCGCTTTCGTGATGTTCGCAATCTTCTTGATATCATCGAAACCCGCATCGTATATCTTCGCTATATTTCCGGGTCCCATATTCTCGATACTCGCGGTTTTCATAAAATAGATTAGGTTTTTAATGTCAAAGTCGCGGTTTTTATCACCATCCTTGTTAAGCATAATGATATCCACTCGCGTATCGTTCCATTTGTAATTCACACCTTCCACCCCAGGCATACTTGGAGAACCGTTCGCTGATGGTGTAAGAACGCTGTGTATATGCGGGATAACGTTCCCAGAGCGAATGATGATGATTCTTGATCCAGGTCCTACTACGTTTTTCACAATATAAGATGCGTTAAACCCGGTCGCCTGTTTAATCTTGACACCGTCCAAATCAATCTCATTAAACATCACAGTTGGTTTCATATACATATCCTTTGATACATTCCATTCCACTTTGGATACGATAACTTCCACCTGTTCGAGCGTGTGGATGGATTTAAACGCAAACGCGTGTTCGGGGTTCTTGCCTTTTTCAACCTCGTAATATTTGGTTCCTTCCTCTATCACGATACCGTCAATCACATACTCGCTTTCCACACGGCGTTTCTCTAATATTTTCGAGAGGTTTGCTAATGTCATTAAACGGGTTCCAGTGCTATACACTGTATTAAACTCTGGCAAATTTCGAAGTTTATCAATTCCGTCGATGAGTTTCGGACGAACGAGCGAATACGCCACGAAATCTATCTTTGACAATATATCTTTATTGAGAATGTCGCTATTGATAGCACCCGCCACGGTATTGCGAGGGTTCGCACCTTGCTTTCCCATCTTTCCCAGTTCTTCCCAATTCTCCTTTGAAATAATTAATTCACCACGAACCGCAATCTCGGTATTGTCGTAAAGCCCGAATATTTGAAGTTCATCACCGTATAGCGTTCGCATAATACGATTCTTCATATAACTCAGAAGATGCGATATATCTTGCCCTTCTGTGCCGTTTCCACGCGTGTACATCTTGATTTTCCCAGACGTATATACGAGCATACAACTGACACCGTCCAATTTATCGCTTATACAATACCACCCCGGAAACTTCGCCCTATATTTTGCGATTTCTTCCTCGCTATCCTTAATCTTATTGAGCGAACCCATATAATACGGGAGAACCACCTTGTTCTTCACGTCCGCCCCGATGCGTTTAAAGTATTTGTCCTTGGGATACTTGGTTTTCATATAATCCTTAATTACATCATAGATGTCGTCTTTGATTACGATTCCGTCTTCGTAGATGTTGAAAAACGCGTCGTCAGCTTTCGTAAGCAAGGCGATAATGTCTGCCTTCTTGTTCTTCTTGATAAATCCCATAGGGTCTTTGTTGATTGCTTCAATATCAAAGTTCATTTCCTTATTTCTATAATAATAGAAATATTATATCATTTTTTCCAAAAATTAAATATATAAAAATAACTGTATAAATACATTATAGACAATGCTTACACAACTGAAACAATTCTATTATTTCTATGAAACGGAACTGATAAAAAGAAATGATGATACGGATACTACAACGAGCGATCGAGATGATCTCTGTATAACTGAGATTGATTAATTACATTACAATTATTTTTTATTTTGTACAACGCAACTATTATTTTGATAATCGTTGGGCATAAAAGAGTGTAAGGCGCCTTCGTCGTCTTTGAAGGATTCGCGCTGTAGTCTCTTACTATATTTGAAATTTACTTTGGTGATACGATTGTGATCATACAATGATAGAATGATGGTCTGTAAAGGTGCATCACCCCATCTACAATAATAGATATACCCATGTTCAAAAATCTTCTCTACGATATCTTGTATCTCAGGGGTATTCCAAGTATCCACGCTAATAATGTTAAAATTATTGTAATACATAAAAGGCATATTCAGTTCTACTGAATCACCCGTATATTCTTCATTATGAATGCCATTGTAGAGTTTCTTGAAATTCTCAAAATAGGCGTTTTCACTGGATAGTTTATGATCCATAAATAAATCTTTGAGTTTCTCTCGTTTACATTCTTCGTTATAGTGGGTAAGAAAGAAGTCCTTCATCCCGTAATTGCACAGACTACAATCCAAATGAATTATATTAGACAAATAAATATAATCCTTATCTCTCATAAATTCAAATAAATCATATTTAATCGGTTCTTCTATGATACTGTCGTCGTCAATGCGCATCACATAGTCATACCCCGTCGTATATTTGTAGAAGTTTTTCAACCAAAAACTACACATTGAACGATACCTTTGATTACGCCAGTAGGGAACCACATGTAGGTCAATGATACGATTCATTTTATCTACGTCTATATGCGGTGGAATACAAAAATCGCCTTCGTCTATTTGCTTGAATGTTAATAAACTTCGGCATTCGCTTCGTATTCCTGTGAGGATCTCGTTCTTCGCGTCATCCCCATAATCTCCTTCGTGAAGGATAATCACAGGGTATTTGTATTTCGCGTTAAAGTTTTTAAAAAGGAAATACAGGCTCGTTTTCAAATATACCTTCCTCTCAATTGTATTCTGTGTCAAAATAAAAATCCCGGCTTTGATCATAATAGTAGATAAATCTATATAATTCTATGTAATTAAGTTTTATATATAGATTTATCTATTATAATTTCGAGATATTTACAATATCCTTTGTGGTTGTTATAAGAGGACTCATATCTAACACTTGAGGTATATTGATCACAGGTGCGTTCGCTGGTAATGACTTATCAATCGCAACAGGTGCTTTGATATCGTCTTTGCTTTCGTTAGTATGAACGCCATATAGTTTATATTTATTATATAGTTTATAGGTCCTCAGGTCTTTATCGCTAATTGCTTCATTAAAAAACGCAAAGTTATATAGGGCAATTTCGCAACTCTTCTCTTTATTAATCACGAAGGGCTCTATTCCAATTGGAATTGCGTTGTCGGTATTCCTTGTAAACTCGTACTTCGTATTATTCAAATGAAATACGACATTATCTTTGTTCATTATTAAACCAATAAACGTTATGTCGCGCTTTAACGTCTCCATATTGATATCATTAATATTATATACACTGTCGTCTATTATGATTTCAATGGTATATAATTTCTCAAAATACGAGAGTTTATAGGACTTCTGCTCCTTTACCTTGTTAGAGAGTATGTCATAGTTCTCGTAATAATGATAATTATTCAATAAGTTTATACTTTTATTGATGTCATTATACTCATTATCATCCGCATTCACAGTCATATCATTATTTACATTATAGTAGTTGTTATTATTAAACTCGTTGTCCTTTATGTTGATCACTATGTTTTTGTTATCAACTCCGTACATTATAAATAAATTGTTTTTAATAGCGTGAAACTGTTTGAACATGAACATAAATAATATTGAAAACTGTGTGATCTCTTTCGTCTTCTCAAACAGGACAGCGTTAGCGGGTCCTTGAATGCTAACATCGTGGATATTGTATCCATTTACAAACGGATTCATATTATTAAACTCTTTTACAATATCATTGCTACTTAGTGTCAATTGAATATCATTATTATAATCTTTATTGTCTGTAATCCATTTTAAATTGTCACTGTCAATATTCTTATTATCATACGATGATATCATTACTCTCATCTCGCGTTTTCGTAACAATTTATTAAAATTATAATGATCTGTTATATCAACATTTGTTGCTACATAAGGAACAGGATCATCCGCCATAGACACAAAAGCCTCTTTTATATTCTCAACTTTGACGATATTTGTTTTTTTAAATGTCTTCGCGTTGTCAAAGGTTTCCTTTGTATCTTTATTTTTTTTGTATGATATGATAACAAGTAAAATAAATATTCCGAATAAAAACCCTGTAATAAATAATAAATAGCGATTCATTATCAATCTTCTTAATATAATAATTTATAAAAAATATATAAGAAATAATATTAATATATAAGATAGATGAAAGATATGAACAAGGATAAGTTGAATGATTTAAATGGCATTGACATTATGTCCTTTTTGCAAAGTATGTCAAGCATGCAAGGTATGCCTGGAAGTATGCCGAAACCCAAAAAGAACAAGAAAACCGCGCGATGCACTATCAAGGAAGAGGACAATGTCTATATCAAGGAATGTGTAGACGGCGAATGTGAGGAAGGCGCGGAGGACAGCGAAGAGAAGGATAAGAAAAAAGAAAAAAAGAAGGATGTTATCAAGAATATTGACAACATCGAAGAAGAAGATGAAGAAGAAGATGAAGAAGAAGATGAAGAAGAGGATGACGAAGAAGATGATGAGGAAGAAGATGATGATGAAGAAGATGATGATGAAGAAGATGATGAGGAAGAAGATGATGAGGAAGAGGCTGGAATGAACAGTGAGGATCTCTATAATATATTAAATAATTTCTTTGCGGATGAATATGGTGTATCTGTTGCGACTTCACTGTCAAACATCGCGTTTGAACTGAATAAACTAAATAAGAATCTTAAATCTAAAAAAGAGAAATAGATATAAGTATGTATCTATTATACATATACATACTATAAATCTAAGATGGAAAATGAAGATAGAAAATGGCATTGTAAGAAATGTAATAAGTTAATTGATAATTGTATTGATATGGATTACCATAATGATACAATTCACCCTGATTTTACAAATAAATATGTGTATTCGTGGTATATGCGAGGTAAGAAGGGGATGTCGCCATACGACTAAGTAATCGTAAATATAGAAGGGTTTCTTATTTTTTATTTGTATCTTTTATTCTTCAACCTTGAAGATGAAAAATAATATACAAAAATTATTATAATGAAGCATAAAACAGAATAATATATTATATTATATTATATTATAATGAAAATTAATTCGAAGTCATCTCAATCCTTATCTCAAGCGTATACCCCTCGTAAACAAGTTGAGAAAATTAATTTAGAATCCTTATCTCAAGCGTATACCCCTCGTAAACAAGTTGAGAAATTCAATCCTTATCACGAAAAGTCTTTTTTAAAAGATGAAAAATCTAAATATGAACCTTATAATCCCCCCGAATATTTTACTTATGAAAAATTACGAAGTATGTTTTCTTATGAACTATTAAAGAAGGCGGCTATAAAATTACAGGATAAAGCACAAGAAATTGCTGAAGAAATTGCTAAAAAAATTAAAAAAGATGAAGGAGAAAGAAATAATTTAGCGGATTATAGTAATAATATAGTTAAAACAGCATTTAATGAAATAATTGAAAGCAAGATTAACGGAAGCATACAAAATTTATTAATACCTAAAAATAAAGAAGATCAAGAATTATTAAGAGTCAAATTATGGAATATTTTATATACATTAAATTTTGGTTATGATATTCGTAAACCAAAATATATAAAAAAGTCTATGAAGGGGGGTATGAATCCCGATGATGATTATTTCTATAATACGGATCCTGGATTTATCCAAGAAGAATGGAATCGTAACTCCCCCCGTATCTCTCCAATATCAATATCATCGTCTCCTTCTCTAAAATCATCTTCATTCCCGTTAGAAGAACCACCAGATCCAGATCCCGACCCGCATATAGGTATTGTTACCCTATCACGATATTTTATATTTCCTTGGAAAAAATTGCTTGTTATTGTATATAAATCATTATGTAATATTTTTAAACCACAACCAAGACAATCAGCACGATCTGAACCAAACTTATTTGATAGAGAGCCGTTATTAAATTATTGGACTTCTGATTTGATAAACAAAAAAAGAGAAGCCATAAAGAAAGTACTTTTAAAATCTTATAACGCAAAAAAAGGAAAAGCAATAAAAGGAAAAGCAATAAAAGGAAAAGCAATAAAACTATTTGATGATATTGATAAAACATACGAGCTAAGGGATATTGTTAATAATTCAATTTTTCAGCGGTTGTTGATTGACGAGGAAGTAAAAGGGTTTGATGATGTAGTACAAGGTAAAGACGCGACAGCAAGAAAAATTGATTTTAAAAACTACTGGGGGCATAGTCATACATATATATATGATCCCGTAGATAATATGGATATTTATTCTCCAGGTTCTATAAAACAAATAAGAGGAGAATATCCTAACATTTTTTCTATATGTTTTATAGAGATATTTTCGAGGGCGTCATTATTAAGTCAATTTTTAGCCTTATTACAAACTTTAAAAAAATTAAATGTATTTGTAAATTTACACGATTGTGAAACAATAGGATTATACGATGATGAAGATATGGAAATAAACCATAAATGTAATATATATGACAGATTCGCAATGCAAGATATGTTTTTTATAGCAGACAAGGTTCTTAGTGATCTAAAAATAATAGATAATCGTGATAGAAAATTTATAACTATAAAAAATCTTCAAAGTATGAAGGCTGGAGATCTTTATACTTGGTATCAAATATACAAAATACCTACACCTGGGAAAAAATATAATTTAGGTATTTATCATAATATTCAAATGGATCAGTCAGCAACTATTATACTCTTTCTTTTATTACGCGATGCACCAAAGAGAACAAGTAAATCTTGGAATATTAGGAAGAAACATGATGATTTATCAAGAGAAAAAGTTAAATGTGGTTTGAAAAATTTATTTTTTGGATACGAAAATATTAGACTACTTTTAAAATTCTTAAATGAGATTTTTAATAATGCTACTACATGGCCAGATTGGGAAACTTATATTCATTCAGACGAAGAATTTGAGAATGATTTGCTCAAACATAAAAATCCCAATATGGGTAATGAACGAGAAAAATCATTGCGCAAAAACCGGGAATATAAAAAGAAAAAGAGAGATGAATATAAAAAAGAAGGCAAATATTTTTTTCAAGATATATTTGCCATGAAATATATTTGGCAAGTCAAGCTTTTAAGACAAAGGCTTAATCGTATATTTTATTTTCTTGCTAAAAAACATAATATAATATATTTTTATTTATATACTTCTAATTTTACCTATGATTTACAACATGATCATCTAAACATTGATCATCTAAATAGTTATCAATGTTTAGATAATCTATTCTCAGTTCCTATTAAAGTAAAAATAGAATGGGGTAAAATTAATGAACATGATTGGGAAAAACATCAAAGATGGGTAGATGGAATATTTGAAATAAATGAATTAAACAATCAAAATGCAAGTTAAGCTTTTCGACTTCTTTTTACATATCAAAATAATATTAAAAAAATATGTATATGCTATGTCGCCATACGACTAAGTAATCGTAAATATAGAAGGGTTTCCTGATAAACCTTTCCAACTTATGTTGTTATTTGTTTTTCAACTGGAGTCAAATCTCTTAATTTTCCTACAATTAATCTTTTAAGATCATTCGGTAATTTTGTGATATTCGTGATTTTTGGTATTAACTTTGAAAGTGATATTTTTGCTTGCGCGCTTACATGTCTTTTTTCGAATACTCTTTTTGGTATTTTGCTGGTTCGCTTCCATGTTTTTTTGCGTTCGCTCTTAAATATTTAGAAGGGGGTTTTTCATGTTCAATTCCAAATATTCCAGATACAATTCTTTCCTTCTCATTTGATGATTTTCCGTCATAATTATCTCTTTCACTTTCAAATATAATATTATTAGAATATAAGTTGTTACATTTAGTAATAATCGTTCCAGAGTTTTTTATCGAGTTTATGATTATTATTTTTATTATCTTTAAGGTAAATACCATATTTACCTAGATGTAAATTATACTTTTTTCCTAGATATTCTACGGGTTTTGGAAGAGAACTTATAAATGTAATATCGCGTTCTGTCAGTTGTTCCTTTGTTATTTGCTTCCATTTGATATAAGGTTCTATATTCGTGTATTTGTCAGTATCCTTGTTGTAATAGCATACACCATAGCGAGTTGTAAGGATCCCTGTCTTTTCATGTGATGTCTTTGTAACGTTTGTACCATTACCACCAGCTGAAACATCAACATCCGCCTCGCGAATTGAAGATTTAATTTTCGCAAAGAGGTCATTTAAGATATCCTCTTTGGTGATACTCGCATTAATAATTTTATCCAACTCATCCTCCATCTTGGAAGTGAATTTTAAATCGCATAAATAAGGAAATAATTCAAATATATATTTTATAACGTCTAAACCTAACTCTGTAGGAACGAGGAGATCCTTTTGTTTTCCGCCTAGATTAATCTTCTTTGTCGTCATAACAAGTCCAGACTTCTTCTTCTTAAAGCATTCTATTTCGTATTCTTGTTGCGGATTTGTACCAATCTCCACATATTTTTTCTCTAAAAGTTTATCAATAATAGACGCATATGTTGAAGGTCTCCCTATACCTTCCTTTTCCAATTCCTTAATCAACTGAACCTCATTATAAAGAGATGGAATGTCCTCTATTGTTCCCTGAGATGAATATTCTTTGGATATCGCAGTCATCATATTCTTTTTTAAAATACTTAGAAAGTCATCTACATTATCTAAGTTATCAACTGTTTCATTTTCCTTATATACTATTTGGAATCCTAACTCTTTTAAAAATGGTTTTGTTGCGTAATATATATCGGTATCGCATACGTTTTTGCTCGTGAATTTCAAGCATACGTCCGTATATATCGCGTCGGTCATTAAAGACGCCAGTGTGCGTTTCCAGATCAATTCATATAACTTTTCGTGATTTTTTGTAGCGCCTTCAAAAGATATTCCCATGTGCTTTGGATTCGTGATTCGCACCGCTTCGTGTGCCTCTTGGGCGTTTGCGATTTTCGTTTTGTATGTTCTGTATTTTGCGTAGGTGGTGGTTGGTGTATCAAAAGTTTCTTTTATATAAGATAAAATCATTTTCTTTGCGTCTTCAGCAATACTTGTAGAATCTGTGCGCATATACGTAATATGTCCATGTTCGTATAAATCTTGTGCGAGTTTCATTGTTGTCTTTGGGTTGAACCGGCATTTATTATAAGCGTCCTGTTGTAGCGTTGTAGTGGTATATGGCGGCGAAGGACTAACATTCCTTGTGTGCAATTCAAACGTAATCTCATATTTCGTAGGAATCGTCGCATTATTTAAAATTTCCTTTACGGTATTAATATCTCTTATTTTATGTTGAAGACTTCCGGTAATAGCGAAGTCTCCGCCAATGCTAAAGAGACAATCGATCGTCCAGTAAGGTAAGATTTCCTTATTTATAATGCGATTCCTTTGGTTAATACATAAAATCAGTCCGGCGATTTGAACTCTTCCGGCACTAAGATAATTCTTATTGAACTTGCTCCATAATACAGGCGATACTTTATACCCGATCAGACGATCTACGATCCTTCGCGTTTCCTGAGCATTTACCTTGTTCATATCAATTGTTCGCGGGTTGTCAATGGCATTTATAACGGCATTCTTTGTAATCTCATTAAAGGTTATGCGATGACATACTTTGTCGCCGCTTTTTATAATACTTTGAAGACATTTATAAAGACTGTGGGCGATCGCTTCGCCTTCTAAATCGGGGTCAGCTGCCAAATAGATAATGTCGGCATTCTTTGCCAACTCTTTAATATTCTTAATTATATTAGGATTTGTGGGAACATACTGGATGTCCCATGTATCAGTGTCAAATCCTAATGTGTCTTTCGGCAGATTGTAAATGTGACCACCAGAGAATGCTACGGATACTTCGCGATCCCCTAAATATTTTTTGATTGTCTTGGTTTTTGTAAAACTTTCAACAATAATAAGGGATTTCATTGTGTGTTGGTTCTTATACTAACTGCCTTATATCATTTTTTACTATATAAATATTTGGGGAATATATATAATAATGTCGCATCATAACTATAATCATATACCAGATGATCTAAGGGAGCGCGTAATCAAAGAATATGATGACAATTTAGCAACACAAAGAGAATATCGCGAAACAGTAGAGGATTATCATGATTACATAGCGAGTTATGAATACAAAAAGTCTCTAGATATTGAAAACATTTGCGAAGAGATTGAAGCATATACAACAGCGCGAGGCAATTACTACGAATTGATTCTTTTTTATTTACAAGACTTTCTTCAATCCTTCAATTATAAAAAATATATCTATCTGCGATTTTACCATAATATCAAAAGTGATCCTTATTATGCGGTGAGTGAAGTAAATGCGCGCAACCTTGTAGTAACACTACATGATAGTAAACTTCAAGAGATTTTTACGAATATCTATAAATCAAAAGAAACACTCGCAAATATTGCGAGTGTAATTACCAAACGTATCCAGGACAACTTCGTATTTCAAAACTATTACCGAAATGGTATAAAGCATCCGTATATCTATAAATCGTCTATTTATAATTACTTACTTCGCGATATGGTGATCGATTATACTACAATAATAGACAAGTATCTATGTATAACACCTCGCGAATACGACAATAAATTTATAGAAGTCGCGAATGCTGATGTTGATGCGAAAGATATCTATAGCATAGATTTTGAAACGTTCGTGGATTTGTCATTCATTATAAAATACTATGCCGAGCATTTTTCCAAAGACGGGTGTAAAACGCTTACGACGTTTTATTGTGACACTATGAAATTCTTGGTAATTCCTGAGTTATACAAAACATTCCTGAAAAATATAAAAAATTCAAAGGATATTTATAATCTATATGAGAAAACCAAATATTCCTACACATTTGATATGAATGAAGCGATCCGAGATATACAAAAAGATTTGTATCCTAATATGTCAGGACTGCTCTTTATATGTAAATGTAATTACGTACATACGCTATGGCGAACGCTATTTAACAATGCGAATTATTATTATTACTATCCAGATAAAAAAGTAATTTCAAGAATAAACGAGAGTATCTTGCGAAATCATATAAAAAATGACGGAGATGAAGGTATAGTTAAAGGATAAGGATATGAGACGTTCTTGCAACTCGCTTACTTCGATAAACTCGCTTACTTCTCACAATTCGTTTAACTCGACGACGACATCGCTATCTTCTATCGGTTCACGGACAAAAATATACAACAACCGAGATTTTCAAAGGTATATTGCGAATATGGATGAAGATATTATTCGTGTTTCGAATCATTACTACTCTTTTTCCGAAAAGTATAATAATAAAATAAATAAAATTGTAAATCGGTATGAAAATAGAACGAACCAGTTATTTATGGACTTGCGACATCGCGAAGACGATTATCGAAAGATACATTGTAAGATTGACAATATACTAAAAAACGCATCCACAACTACGGTATATAAGGTTATAGATATCGATACAGAAGATATTGAACGACGTTTTCGCTATACATTATTTGTTCTCTATATTTATACATTCATTGTTCTAAGAATGGTATGGAATTTATAGATTATTCAATATTCAGTGATATAATTGGGGTGCTCTGTCTGTGTTATCGTGTTTGTGTTTAGTTTCGCAAGTTCATTTTTACGTTGCTCAATGGTTTCATTGATCTCCCTGAGTTCAGCTTTTCTTTTTACAAAATCCGCTTCAAGAACATCGCTTTTTTGGAAAAGACATTCAAACATTCTTTCTTCAAATGCCTTTATTTCCGCTTTCCTATTCTCAAACAGTCCTGTATCGTCTTCGTCGTCCAGTAAATCAAATACGGCTCTTGCTTCTTCAAGAGACATGTGAAAGAACTCGCGTTCCGGGTGAATCCGGCAATACGCAAACAGTCTATGAATTGCCGCAATTTTTTTGTCTATATTACAAACACGTTTTGCGAATTCGCATTTATAAGGCGTGGGTGGTCGCCAATTCCCAGTCAATTCATTAATGTCGTCCAGTTGTACCTCTGGAACCGTAGTGGTGATCCCGATATTAAGTATAGAAGGCATTGATTCATTGGAAACGCAATAGATATATCCGCTCATTTTTATATATAATAGTATTATTTATATACATATAAATCATAAATCATTTTTTATGTCAAAGACAGGGATTATTTTATGATTATATATTGTATATCCTTCAAATCGGTTATTTATTTCTAACCACTTAAATAGTTCTACGAACTTACTAAACATAAATACGTTTTCTACGCTATATATTATCTCACTTAGCGAATTATATAGTATATTATAACCTACAAATATATTATAATAAATATCGGCATTACATGTGAATTTGCTAGCAAATACAATATCAACGCGATCTTCCAAAACTTTCATATTTGTGATCATCCGCTTATTATTGGCGATTGTATTTAATCGGTATTTCAAGTAATTTCGCAATGTTTTATTAGCGGTGAATAGCGGAAATAAGTAATAACTGATTGTATCACATTTGAGTTGCAACGTACTTGCCAGTAAATGCGTGCGATCTAAGTAGATTGTCTTAGAATTACAAATATTAGAATATCCCTCTAATTCTAATGATGCTACGCGCTTATATTCGAATATTCCTTTCGGTGGTATAGAATAGACGCACGTATTGCTTGTGTTATTCACAGCAATATATAAGCGATTCAGGTATTTTATGCCTCGGTCGTTCACGAAATAAAGAATACAGTTTGTAAAAAGGTTTTTATAAATCAACGTCTGGATATCGTCGGGCAATTCGAATAAATAATTTCGTTTAAACATTATATATTACTATTATTACAAAATATAGTCTTATGTAATCTAAGAAAAACTGATATAACTGGATATAATCCTTAGTAATTACCGATGAATACATTAGTCGTATCGCGTATTATAACAGCGTGGATGATTATAATCCTTACCATTTTACTAAGTTATATCTTTGCGAATACTGAGCAATTTACAGGTGATAAATCGTTCTACCGTTTTGGACCGAATCCAGATTTGGAGATTCTTGGCATTGTCATTGATACGCCCGATAAATATTGTTTAATTGTTTTATACGCAGTTCTTAATACGATTATACGCAATCTAGATCATAACGTAATTGCTCCTTGGATTACCCTGAATGTCCAAAATGCGAACGTAGTTGAACAAATAAAAATAAAAAAACAATATGAAATATCCATTATCAACACGATTTATTCATGGTTTGATTGGCTCATCTATATCCATATGTTACTCGCACAGGTGGATATGTTCTTACTTGAACTAACAACGGATACAATAGCGATTTACTTTGTGACCCGTTGGTATATAAGGAATAGGGAAATGCTTCAGGTAATTACAGTAGCGACAGTTGACACGGTGGATAGAATATAAGGTATTTTACTTGCGAATTGCGTTTTTCAATTCCATAATATCATTCTTCATATTCTGTATATCTAACATATTTTGTATACCTGGTGTCATTACCATAAGAACATTTGTAGTTTCATCTCCGCTATCGTCTCCATATTCGCTATCGTCACTATAACTATCGTAATCACTACTCCAACTCTTTTTATTTTTTGTCTTCGTTTTATGAATTACAGGTTCTTTTTTTACATCTTCGCTTACGACAATCAACGCTCCATCAACATTGGTTTTCGCATAGCAATCCTTTATATAATGAGAGTCACTCCCGCATCTCGTACATAGGTTTTTAGAATGTCTTATTTCTTTTTCTAATATCGCGATGCTATTCGTGTCCAAATCTATATTGGAATATGTTCCACCTCTAACATTTTCAATACCGTATTTCGCCATATATTCCTTTACATACTTGTCTTCGTCAAACTGTGATGTGCTTTTTATTGTTTTAATCAAAGAGATCGGTATGTGTTTCTTCGTCCATCCTGCACCGCGACCTGTAATATGCTCTTCCCATCTTCTTTCTATATTCCTCGTATTGCCGATGTAATACTTTCCTCCTCTCAACTTCAAAATGTAAATCTGTTCCATCGCTTTATGTAAGCGTTAGGATTGTATGTTGTATATCAGTTTTAATTTAGAGATAAAGAATAAAATGTATCATACTTACATGACTCTTTATCATCAGTAGTATCTATCATCACAAGTAGTATCTTGACGAACGTATATTAATATCCTGCTACCTTTGCTAAAATTAAAGCATAATTCAGTTTTCCTTAGTTTATTAATCATGACGGGGCGTAAAACTGTATCCCATATATCAGGGATACACGTAGAATTATTTAAACAAAAATCATTATCTTTTTGAATATTCCAATCATAAGGCATCAGTTCGCAAGGGGTTCTTTGTTTAAAATCGTTTGGTATCACTTTATCAATGATTGTCCTTACCCAACCATTATATACATATTTATATCTTTCACAAGTTAT